GCCCTCCTGCCGCTGCAATCTCAAGCGCACGCTTCGCCTGATACTGTCCCTGCACGTCCGCAAAGTCATCGGTGAAGGCGGTATCTCTTTTATGTTCTGTTGCTTGTGGCACGGCGGGAGTCAGCACCTCTGTACCAGTCAGATGACGCACAAGCTGCGCCAGATTCTCGACCGCATAGACCTTCAGCCCGTCAATCAGGAGTGCCTCGTCTGCATTCGACGGTGCAACGTAAAACTCCGTCAGCCCATGTTCTCGCGCCGTGATTGCCATTGGGAGAATCCCGCTGATCGGACGGCAGTTTCCATCGAGGGAAAGCTCCGCTGAGAAAAGTGCGTTCTGTAGCGCCGCCTCTGGAACCATACCGTAGGATGCAAGGAGACCAACCGCAATCGGCAGATCAAGCCCCGAGCTGTCCTTTCGCACATCAGCGGGAGCAAGATTCACCGTCACCCGTTCCTGCCGCAGCTGAATGCCGGAGTTGCGAATCGCAGTTCGTACCCGCTCCTTTGACTCCTTCACTGACGTATCGGGAAGCCCGACCAGTTCAAAACCCGGCAGCCCGGGCGACACATCCACCTCAACGTCGATAATCCGTCCATCTATCCCGAGGGTCGTCGCACCATAGGTCTTTGCAAACAACGGCCTTCCCTCCTACGTTTCAAATATAAGAAAATTATAACACAAGAGAGGGCTTGTTGCCTAATGATTCTTTGTGAAAAAATCTGCCTGTAGCAGCCCCCATGCGGGAGGCTCTACACATAATGAAGAATTACGCTATCTCCTTATAATGCACCGTCAACGTATGCAGTCTTGTGCGGATCACATCTCTGAGTGCCAAAGGCTCGACTGTTTGCACTGCATCCCCATAGTGGATAAAGTAATCCGCGATGAACTCCTCCTCGCCCACATTGTAAAATCCATGGATATAGTACCGCCCATTCTCCTCCACAAGTCGCATGGATGGATAGTGTTCTTTATAAAAGAAATCCCGTCCCTGTGCCGTAATCTCGACGACAAAGGAGAGTGCATCGACACGGCAATAGAGATCCTCTGCGGGATGAGCAAAGGATAAAAGTGGCATCCCCGTCACATCCGTACACTCCTCCACCACAGTGATGCGGCCACACCGAAAGACACGCGCCTGCTCCATCTCGAAATCATGCGTTGTGTCATACCATAAATGTGATATAATGATAGACATCTATTCGTCTGACCTGCTATTTACGAGGAGATGTCATTATGACACAGCGTCCTGCATTTGATGAGATTCGCTCATATGAGGAGTTTATAAAATATTATTGGTATCGAACAGAACTCGTAGAGATTTGCAAAAAGCTTGGAATTGCACACAGGGGGGTAAAAAAAGATCTCAATCACAACATTGCAGAATACTTTAAAGGGAACATAGTCAAAGCCACTCCCCAAAAAGAGCAGATGATATCATCTGGAGCGATTTCCTTGGACACACCATTACTTGCTTGCAACTTTTCGTTCAACACAAAGTTTAGAACATATTTCTCAAATCTGACGAGGGTTTCTCCCTTTAAATTTACAGCAGATATGGCGACCGCATGGCGAAAGGTGAAAGCGGATCACGACACATCGTTTACTATACAGGACATGTTGAATGTATATAAGGGGATATCGACGTATGCAAAGTATGATTCTTCTGTATGCGAATGGAACCGCTTCTTAAAAGATTTCTGCGCTGATCCCATAAATGACAAGTTCAAATCAAAATTAAAGGCAGCTGCTATCCTATGGCGAATTGTTCGTGATTCCGATCAACCTAAAATGTATTCACGCACATTAGTGCAAGATCATTTAAAACAACTCGAAAAGCTTTAAGGATAACACTTCTTAATTAATTTGTTGACTGTATTGTAAGAAACGCTGATAACCAATGTCCCCCTATAGAGTACCAATCTTCATCCGCTTTGTTTCCTTAAATAGAACAAACCTCTACATCCATCAACGCCACTCTCAATCCCACCCTTAAAAACAACAACCACCTGCCCATCTTCCTTGACCACGATGTAATCGAGCAGTCCGCCCCATAGCTCCTCATCGAACTCAACTTGCTCCCCGTTGATACCGCATACCACTTGAATCATGCCCTCCAAGGTGTTTCTCTTGCCCTCCCTCTCGGCAATCTGCCGATTCAACGTCTCCAAATGCCCCTGCTTTTCCACATAGAGTGCGCGAATCTCATTTTCCTGTTTCAGATATGCCGTCTGATCCTGTGCCACCCTTGCATTCTCACGAATCAGTGTTTCAAGACGTTCTGCCAAAACGCCGAGTTCCTGCTCTGTTCTACCGCGCTCCTCCGTCATCTCCCCCGTTTGGCAAACGTCGTCAATTAGGGAGCGGAGTTCTGCAATTACGTTCTCTTTGACTTCCACCAACGAGTTCAGTGCTTTAACGAAAATCTGTTTGATTTCCTCTCCCGTCAAATGCCGTGTGCTGCACGGCTTCCCTTTGTGGGCATATTTCTTGTTGCAGCGGTAGATGACTCTGCGGTATTTATCCGTCGAGTGCCATACCTTAGCCCCGTACCAACCGCCGCAGCAGCCGCATTTTATTTTGTTCGCGAAGATACTCACACCGCTGTGCTTGCCGTTCTGCTCTCTGCGTTTTATCTCCGCTTGCACAAAGTCGAACAAGTCTGGCGGGATGATCGCCTCGTGGTGCTCCTCCACATAATACTGCGGAATCTCGCCCGTGTTCTTCCGTCGCGTCTTATCGAGGAAGTCCGCCGTATACTCCTTCTGGATCAGCGCATCGCCACGGTATTTCTCATTCGTGAGAATGGAACGCACTGTGGAGATGTACCACTTATCCTTACCCGACGGGGATTTGATGCCCCGTTTCTCTAGTTCCTTGGTAATCGCGTAGAAGGATCGCCCGCCAACGAATAGCTTGTAGATGAGCCTTACGATTTTCGCCTGTTCTTCGTTGATTTGGAAATCCTTGTCATAGCCGAGAAAGGCGCTGTAGCCCACACTGGTCTTTCCCTCCGCGAACTGCTTGCGCTTTCCCCATGTGGTGTTCTCCGAGATGCTGCGGCTCTCCTCCTGAGCCAGGCTGGACATAATCGTTATAAGGAGTTCTCCGCGCGTGTCGAACGTCCAAATGTTCTCTTTTTCAAAATAGATCTCTACGCCGTTTTCCTTCAGTTTGCGGACGTTCTGGAGAGAATCCACTGTGTTTCTCGCGAAACGGCTGACCGACTTTGTGATGATGAGGTCAATCTTGCCGGCAAGGGCATCCTCGATCATCTGGTTGAAGCCATCGCGTTTCTTAGTGTTCGTGCCGCTTATCCCTTCGTCCGAATACATGCCGACGAAATCCCAGTCTGCACGGCTCTCGATGTAGTTCTTGTAATGCGCCATCTGCATTTCATAACTGGAAGCCTGTTCTTCATGATCGGTCGAAACTCTGGCATACCCTGCCGTTCTGCGCCGCCTTGGTTCTGCCGTAACCTCAGAGCGAAAGATTTTAGGGCTTGCTGGGATGACTCTCACTGTCTTTGCCATCGGTATGCGCCTCCTTCTTTGAGTTGAAATATGACTTCATCGTCGGATATGACAATCTGCTCGACATTCTGCACAATCTGTCCCTCATAGCCATCGCCGAACAAGGATTCTACTGCTTCCTTTAGTTCGGATTCGGTCAATCTCTTCAGTCGACATTTCGTGCGCGGCTGACTGCAAGCCCACACTTTTGCTCCCTTTGTCCAAGTATCGCGCTCACACTTGCTGCCGCAGGAGGCGCAGTACACTTTGTTGGTGAAGGGATGCTGCCGCGCTGCCCGTTGTAGATGCGGGCAGTCTTTTTTATACGTCTGTTCACAAGATGGAAGTCGATCCGGTCACCGTGAATGACGATCTTTAACACCTTACGCCTGAGTTCTGCAACATCGAAATCATCCTTCTCCATGACGGTTCTGACCGCAGCAACAAGCTCCTCTTCCTTGATCGGACGGCTATCGCAAGCAGTGCTACCCTTCCGCTCTCTTGTGTTGCATCCCCATCGCCTGTACTTCCCTGCAGTTCTTCTGCTGAATCCACCTCCGCAGCATCCGCATTTTACTATTCCCGAGAATGGCATCCGTACAGAATTCCGATTGCCGGACTGCGCGGCTCTCCGTTGCCGTATCTCCTGTGCATTGTCGAAGTCTGTCTTTGACACCAGAGGCTCGAACGTCCCCTCCACCAGATACATGGGAAGTTCCCCTTTATTCCGCTTGCGGATATGTCCCTCGCTGATGTAGTTCTTCTGCAACGCCATCGTGCCCGTGTAGGGGCATTTTGGGGGGATGTCCTTTCCCGTGGTCTGCTCGATGGGTCTCCCCTGCCGTCCTGTGATTCCGCGCCCCGCAAGTGTCTTGGCGATAGCGTAGGCAGATTCTCCGGCAAGGTATCTACGGAATATCTCCTTGACGATCTCGCCCTCTGCTTGGATAATGCGGAACATCTCTCCATCCCATGTGTAGCCGTACGGTGCTTTATGCCCATTCGGAATCCCCTCGGCAAAGCGTCTCCGCACGCCCCATCGGATATTGTCGCCGATGCTTCTGCTCTCCTCTTGGGCAAAGGATGCGAGCAGCGTCAAGAGCAGCTCTCCGTCCTCGGATGTGGAATCAATGTTCTCACGCTCGAAGTGGACGGCGATCCCCTTCTCTTTCAACTGTCGGACGGTATGAAGGCAATCTACGGTATCTCTGGCAAAACGGCTGATGCTTTTGACAAGCACCAAATCGATCTTCCCGGCGTTGCAGTCCGCGATCAGCCGCTTGAACTCCGTCCGATGTGCGGTACTTGTGCCTGTGATTCCTTCGTCTGCGTACACGCCGGCGTATTCCCATGTGGGATTCTTTTGGATGAGACTGCTGTAGTAACTGACCTGTGCCGCTAGAGAGTGGTGGAGCGTATCCACAGAAACGCGGGCGTAGGCAGCCACACGCAGCTTTTTCTGCAATATAGGGCTTGGTTGAACCCGTCGTATCTTCATGGTGCTCCCTCCTTTCCACTCCCATATTCCCGTACTATCCGCACGATAGCAAGCCAATATCTGAAAATAGAAGCCCGATGACGGGTCGATATTTCTCGCGCATTTTTGCCTCGAAAGCCGTATATTCGTCCTCCGACAAAAGCCCGTTTTGCAACATTTCCCATCAAGCCCTCACAACCAGTTCTTTTCATTATGCATCACATCTACTATTTGATTTTCAATCTTGTATCATACACATCAATCCATCGATTCAAAAACCATGAATTTACATATGAATTCTATCTGTACTTAAGTAGTTTTATGCTATACTAAGAAAGAAAATCATTGACACCCAGGAGGAATATTCATGAATTGGTCAAAAATTATCACTCGTTCCCTGATAATGAATATACAGAGTGAAAATTTCTTCAAACCTTTCAATGACAAGTTCGACTACAAAAAGATTCAGATCTACGCTAGAGAAACAAGCGTTCCTCTTTCAACAGAGGATAAGCATTTGCTTATCCTACTTCCTCATTTTCATCAATACTACAAGACTTACTATGCGTACTTAAAAAAATTACAAGGAAAATACAAATTTACCTCATCTACTTTGAATCAATATTTATTAGCCTTGGCTAATCGCGAGTTCATAACCTTCTTTAAAATCCTGTCGCACCATTTGGAGAGAAAAACCCATGTGTATTTGCAGGATCTTAGAAATATCCCTATAGACTCAGTATTTGGCAATAAGCTCCTTGGCGTAGCAGCTTTAGAAACCACTATTGACGACATTGATTGCATTATGAGCTTTTACAGATACTTCCCTCAGGAGGAAGTATCTGGTCTAGAATTTGACTCTGCCCAAATTAAGGAAGTATATGCCTTAACTAGCCATTACATAGTCATCAAAGAAATTTTTGATAAAATAATTTGGGAGAATGCCTATCTGAAACCTTCCGACGAAATTAAAGGTCAGTATCAGATCCTTTATCAAGAAGATTATCCCATCAAAAAATGTATAGGCTTGCTACGAACCAGACGCTTTATAGAGGAAGAGCCTATAGGTGCGCCAGAGATAATGAAAATGGCACGATTTGTGTATCAAGAAAAAAGCAGAAGCAAGGAAAAACAGAATAAGACATATCGGATTGTTGATGTAAAGAATGGGGAAATTATTCTTAAGCAAGGCTCATTTCCCCACCCCATTAGCCAGGAAATGATTGATGAAATGGGCGGACGGTTCTATGCTATGCAGGCAAACCTATTTTTTGCTCATTATGATAAGCCCATTGATCGCTTATACAGAATGAACATCTATGGGGCGGCTATGTTATTTGCTAGGCTACAAGCTCTGACCGAGAGCTTGCTAAAATACTATCCTCAGAATGGAGCTATCCCAAATGATCAGCTTCATCACCTAGCAGAATACGGATATAGGATAAAGGAAAACGCCTTGATAGATTACCTAACGGGAACAACGCGGTTTCAGAAACGTCAAATAAAGCGTTTTCTGGAATTGATAGTCAATCAGAAATCGGAAAAAGATGTCTATGGACGTTTCAACTCTTGGCAAAAAATGTTCATTTATCTTGACGGATATTATTATTTTGCGGTATTTCCCCTCCAATGTTGCAATATATGCCAATTGACAGAAGGATGGCTAGAAGATTGCGGTCTCCCACTATCTGGTCGTGGTCATGAATTTGAGCGACATTGCAAAGAACGCCTGAGGAAGGGGAGTGGAGGCGTGCTGGCAGGTGCACTTATTGATGAAAGAACGAAATATGAAGTCGAAGGAGGAGTACAGGAAATAGATTTGGTGTTGGTGCTGAAAGATTACATTGTGGTGGGAGAACTGAAGGCACTGTCCTATCCTATGAGCAGCATTGGTTGGCACAATGCTTTCAAGGAATTACATAAAGGGATAAAACAGGCTGAAATAAAAAGTCGCTTCATTGCTGAGCATCGTCACGAGTTGCTGAAAATATATCCTATGGTTGAGCAAAAGGAGATAATCCCCGTTGTCATAACAAACTATCCGCTATACGCTGGTTTCAACACTAAGGAAATTCCTGTAGTAGACATAAATCTGTTTTATAATATCCTTACCAATTCTCCCATGTGTCTGAAGGTTATCGAAGGTGAACAGGTGAAAACGGTAAAAGAAACAAAATTTTATGAGAATGAACTCGATTTTACCGCACGGTTCAAGTCTCTCCTCTTTTCTCCCTCTCCCCTTGAGAATCTGCGCAGAAACATAAGATATAAGGAAGAACCCATTTCACTTTTCAGTGATCATAAGATTTCTTTCCTTGAGCGACATTACTATGTAGAGCAGAATATCAAGGAGCAAGCTAATATGTAAAAGTTGCTCTCATGACAAAGAATAGTATAATGCCGCTCCGACAAAAACCGATCACCCGTAAATGATTAATTTTCCACTCCCATGGTCCCGTACTATCCGCACGATAGCAAGTCAATATCTGAAAATAGAAGCCCTATGACGGGGCGATATTTCTCGCGCATTTTCGCTTCAAACGCAAGATACTCGTCCTCTGACAAAAGTCCGCTCTGAAGCATTTTCCATGAAGTGCGCATTACCACCTGATACGTCATTTCCCGAAGCCCTTCTTCCTTGCTCATCTCAACATCTCCCTTCATGGAACAACGGACAAAACCGGCTCTTGTGGTCACCCAAAAAGTAAAAAAATAACCCGACGATCATTCGCCGGGCGTTGAGGTTGTTATGTATCCTACTGTTTTGTAAGGCTGTCCCTCATGTCCTGCAATTTCTGCGGAACGGGAAGCCCCATCCGTGCTGCGTTCTCGATGATCGAGATTCCTTCGTTCGAGATGTAGAAGAAGATCACGGCAGAGCGTAGGACGCAGCCGCTGCCGATGATGTGGGTATCGAGGACATTCGCCACGCCCACAAGGGTGAAGATGCAGACCTTCTTGCAGATTCCCTTGAAGCCGATCGCACTCGACAGTTTCTTTTCCACAATCGCACGGAGAACACCTGTAATGTAATCCGTTGCCACAAACACAACGAGGGCATAGAGCAGATCGTCAAAGCTGCCGAGGAACTCTCCGACCACGATGCCGATGCCCGCCGCATAGAGACGTATCGTCAAAATCTGATCCATATCAAATACCTCCTGCCTTTTTCCATTTATTGAGATTGCTCATCCTGCGCAGACGGTAGTTGTAGCATCCGCGCATTAGTTCTGTAAACTGACCGTCTTTCCATAAATATAATGGCGATCCCGTGCTGACCAGATATTTCCCCTGTCCGAGAGGGCAGAGACTTGTACGGGCAGTCGGATTCGTTTCCAGTTCCATGAGCAGCTCATCCTTTGCACTGTAAATCTTTGAAATGTACTTTTTCCCAGAGATAAGATAGTCAAGATTTGCAGGAAAGCGCATATACATGCCGTCATGGAGAGGATAGCGGATGCTGTAATCCGGTGCGCTCCATCTGCTTTCCGAAGTATAGGTTTCCCCTGTAACAGAGTCTCTTGACGTTGTTTTGGTTTTCTCCATCCAAGGCTCAAGATTGCTGCCATCGAAGAACACATAACGGTCTGTGCTGACATGACTTCCGCCTCCCCCATGCTCTGATGTTGCGTGCCATATCATCACTTTGAAGTTCCCAGCTTTATCCACCCGCCCGCCTTCTGTTTGACAGCTATAGAGGTCAGTAGGACCGGATACGGCGGGAGCACCAAACATCTGCACAAGATCGTATGCGGCGATGATCTCGCCGTTGCATTTAACAGCGAGGATACTGTCACGCTGATCTACCCCAGTGAGGGGGAATACGAGGACATTCACAGCTTCGAGGGTATAGAGATTTCCCCGCTCATCCATTTCGGCATCAAGCATTCCATAGCCTGTAACATACGCGAAGTGGCGACTGCTGTTGACCATCCATATATCCTCTTTGGAAAAGCCGAGCGGATGAATCTTTCCTTTTGCATAGTACGAAAGGAGCATCTGGTTTTTTTGATCCTTCCACTTTATCTGGAGGAGCGGTATGCCGGAAAGGGCATTCGTTGGAATGTAGCTGCCGCCGCCCTCGGATTCATGCCCGTAGACACAGTGACCGTCCGTCCAGATCCACTCGTCCGGATAGACAGTGCGATTCCCTATGCAGATAAGCCACGATCCGTCTGCAAGGACTTTATTGTCGCGCACCTCTCTCACTCTCGCTCTGTGCATCGTCTCACGCTCCCACGATAACGGCAGTGCCGCCCTTTGAAATCTGTACCCACACCAAACTGCCCTCTGACGTATTGCAGTCCACTGCCGCACGAAATGGATAGGATCGCTCGCCGATATGAACACGTCCATTCTGAATCCTTCCGCGCTGTGCGCGAGATTCCTGAGTACTTCCTTTTCTCAGTCCTGCTCGGATTGCCGCCGCTAGTCCAAGAACGCCGTTCATCCGTACCACCTCACCATCTTGATTGTTTGCCGCAAAAGACGCGGCGTAAGCTCTACCGTATTGGACTGCAAGAAGTATTCGTGTCCCTCGAAGCGGATGCGCTCGGTGAAATCGACGATGTGGTCAATGTCGGGAACGCCGCTACGAATCCGTGCGCGAATCTCCACCGTAACAGTCTCCTGCGTCTTGCGGTTGAGCCATTCGATTTCTCTCGTCAGCATTCGCAGATAATCTGCACCCACAACGGGAAACTCGGTGTCGATGAGAGAAGAATACGGCAGCGTTTCGTCACTGGCGTAATGAGCGCCAAGGCTGAGATTGGACTGCTCTATCGTGAACTGACTCGCCTTGCCGCCGGGCTTTCCCTGCGACAAGCTACTGCCCTCCAATACACCATCCACATAGACGGTCGTCGCATACCATCCATAGCCGAGCGGCGCATGGTAGGTGATGCGCTCTGTGCCCTTCTCGTTGCTCCAATCTTCCCAGTCATATTCCGTATGCTTCTTTCCGTCATTGAGTGCCTCTGTTGTGCGTTCCCATTCTTTGAAGAGGTAAACGTCGCGACCTGTGGAGGCGTATGCGTAATCCGTGCGGCTGGTCGAGCCGTCCACATTATGCGTGCGCTTCTCCGCGAGGTATTCCCCATCGTAGGTATAGGTGCTGTATCCATTTTCGTTCGTCTCACGGACAAGAAAACCGTTGGAGTAGATTCTGCTGATCTCTTTGAAGGAAATCGTGCCCGTAAAAGGAACGGGAGACGTGTCCTCCTCGTTGTGCGCTCCGGTGGAATCGTTGTGAGAGCTGTGCCAGACGGAGCGCAGGAGCTTCCGCTCTACGGTCGGCTGCGCGTGCGGCCAGTTCGTAATGTCAATGACAGACTCCTCCATGCCGCGCTGAACAATGTGGAGCGTATCGCCGCGAATAAAGACGTTGATCTGACGCTGCGGCAGTTTTGCCGTCCATCCAAAGAGAGCGGAGATGAAGTCATGGTAGGTCATTCCACTCCCTTCGAAGTTCTGCGACGGTGTGAAATCATCGGTCAGCCGATGTAATTTCAAACCAAGTGCCGCCGCGATCTCGGCCGCATAGCGTGACACCTTTGCCCGCTCCACGTAGATATGGATGGGCGTGTAGAGAAGCGTGTCCTTACTGTACGTTCCCTTGACAGACTGCACGATTCCGCGCTGACTTGTTTCCTCGACGAGAAAGCAGAAGGCATAGTCCATCACCCGCCCCTCAACACACGCGCCGATGGGGAGCGGATTCACCGTTTCAAGTTGAATGTTATCCGAGAGACTGAGTTCTCCAAGCGTTACGGAAAACGAGCGAATCCCCCGCTCCCTAAACTCTGCGTAGGAAAGCGTATGAGGAATCTCGATTTTCGTGTCTGCAAGAATCCGTGACTGCCTAATGAGTCTGCGCTTTGTATCTCCAAGAGCCACATCGCAGCGACCGATGCATCTCTGTGTGTCACCTGTTGTCGTGATCTGCTTTACAATACGAATATCACGCAGGGTATCTGCATGAATGGAACAAGATAGGTTGAGGCTGCGTGACGTATCTCCTCGCACCTGCACGGGCTGACGGAATACTGGAATCACCGTGGCATATATGATTGGTTTGAGGTGAATCCGCCCGAACGGCAGCCACGCGATGCAGACGACGGGTTTCAGCCTGATGCTCATGTCCCTGCTCTCCATCCGAACTGCCGTCCCGTGAGTTCTGCAACGGTCATAGAGACAGTGCGCGTGTCCATAACGGTGGAATTCGGATTCTGCTCTACAATGTGCCTTCCGTATTCCGTGATATTCCCACCGCTCTTTTCAATTGCTGTCAGAGCACACAGTCCTTCTGCCGTCCGATAGGCGGGATTGCCGAGAAGAGAAATCCCCGTCACACGCGAGTCCGCGCCATACTGCGCAGATAGGGCGGCAACATCGACCGTTTGCAGAATCTCCTGATTCGCAGCTGTCGCCTCATAGCTTCCATCGCCACAGTCGGTCATATTCGTCTGTGTCGCTTGGACGGGCAGCATGATAACCTGTTCCCGTGGGCTGATCTCCGCATCCGAGAGGATGAGATTCGAAATGAGGATATCCTCGGTTCTGCTGTAAACCGTTATGGTCTTTTCACTGGAACTGTAGGCGTACCAAAAAGAACAGTCCTGCTTGTTGCAAACCTCGTGTTCGTTCAAGAGCGCCCGAAAGATACCGTCATTGTTCTGCCCCGGTTTGACATAAAACCACAAGGTATTGACGGCGTTTATGCGAATGCTGTCGGATGTGGCAATGATATCGTTATTGTTATTCCCTTTCATGTGCCACCTGCTCCAGGACGTTTCCGCACTAACGATGATGTAGCCTCCAATCGCAAGGGTAAGTTTGGCACGGTCTGCATTCTCCGGTGCTTTGAAGTACAGATCCAATTTCCCGTAAAGCTCTGTAGGGAATCCTGAAATCGTCAGACCTTTGTCACTGGTCGGCTGCCAGAAGGATACGCCCGTCTTGCTGTACTGCTTCCCTGTCACAGTAGCGCCGCCGCTGACCGAAAGCAGCTCCGCATAGCCCGGATTAATGTATTTGAACGCCATACGAACCTCCTCAATTCGAGACTAGGAGTCCCTCTGCCTGAATGTCCACGCTTGTATCTTGCTGCGGCGCCTCATCTGCACTGCTGAGTGCCTTGACCCAGAAGACGGTATTCGTATCACCGACATCAGACAGCGCGATACGGTCTTTCCAGTCGGCAGATTCCAACGCCGTTTCAGCAGTGTATTTGTTATCCGTCGCGGCTTTCCACTTATCCGCATGATCGCCGACGAACTTGACCGTAAGTGTTCCGTCGATATGGAAGCCGCTCTCGCAGCGCACAGCGCACTTGACGGCTTTCTGCTCGCCCTTGCCCGCATCGAGCAGGACGGAGATGGGCGCGAGTTCCGTGCCGGAGCTGACCTCCGTCCCGTCCTTGCCGCCCTCCGTCGGATTGTTCATATAGCTATGAGGCAGCT